TCGGAACAGTAGGCAACTTCAGTGATTTAACATCAACTGCCGCTGGTTCAGTGGGAACAGCAGCCGTCACTTTAGATCATCACACAATGTCTCTTACAGGTGGAACAGGAACAGGAGTTGTTCTTACTGGTCAATTCGTTACAGACTTAACTGTTGATTGATGTGGAAATATCTGCCGCTTATATTTTTTATTAGTCCAGCTTATGCACAAACTGTAGTGCCAAACTTTAACAGTGCTACATCTACAAGTCGATCTGTCACCACTAATAATCTCACAGAAAATATCCGTGAAGTCCGCTATAATTCGGGTTACACATACAGTGTTACTGGTTCTGGTATCTCATGCGGCAACTGTGATTCAATATCCATGCCAAATGCCACAGTGACAGAAACCATCAATGGAACTACCTACGAATGGACAGGCTTGAAAATGGATCAAAAACCTCAATGGCAACAAACCACTCAAGGCAACGCTTTTCAGTTTTCAGAATTTTACAAAGGCCCTTCTCTCGAATCAGTAATAGACATAACAAGGCAAGTGACCTCAGAGGTAGTAACAGATACTACTATTATTTTTTCCAACTAATTACCCTTTTTTCTTGTCTGCCTAGTTATGCCAGTCAGAGTACAATAGCAAATCCACAAAGCAATACATCATCTAGTGTTTCAAACTTCGCCACTCAGGTGTTAACGGGGCCTATGACAGAAAACAGTTATGGTGCTGGTATTCAATGTTCTGGAGCTACACTATCAATCAGCCCATTTGCCACAACCTCGGTTGCAGTAAAGCGGCCTCAAGACTACATTTTCCATACGCCAGTCTATAACGAAGCAACAGACTCAGATGGCAACCTCACAAACGCTGGTGAGATTCTTTATTACAGAGAAAATTACAGCGGCAATAAAGATGCGACCTCATTTAATTTTGGAATAGCTGCCACAATATCTGTTCCACTTGATAGACGTTTTCAAGATGCTTGCCTTAAAAGTGCGACTACTCAAGAAAAGATAATGCGGCAACAATTATCAACAGCCAGATTGAACTATGAACTCGCAAGGCTCAAGAATTGCCATGAACTCAGAGTCAGTGGTGCTGAGTATTCTCCAAAATCTGAGTACTTTAATCTTTGCTCCGATATTATAAGTAAACCTAAAATGAACCAAGTTATACCTCATACACACAAAATTGAGCTAAATAAGTAAATTTAGTCCACTCAGAATCGCCTGTAAGGGGCTTGTAATTTTGCTTGCTTATGTTTGTGCCTTTGATTTATCCTTAGATTTAGTCAGACGCTTAATGGCTGTTTTGATGAGGTTTTTAAGTAAATTGGCTATGATAGGAGAACTAGCCGCAGTAACAGCAATAATTGAAGTGTTAACAAGAATAGGAGTGCTAGGTATCCATTTCTCAACAAAGGTTGAATCTCTGTAGATTTCATAACACTTACCATTTTTTACAGAATGATTTATGACCACTTGTAACTTAAGGTCATTGGGATAGCTTCCTACTGGAATGTTATCCTCAGACGGACATTTTATGAAGAACTCTTTATCTTTTTTGACTTGAGGTTTATATTCTGGCGGCTGTGGTATTTCTGGTTGAGGTTGTTCTGGCTGTTTTACTGGATCTGTTGGTATGAATTTGTCAGGGTGATATTGTAAAGCCTCGAATGTTGGATAACTTACAACAGGATAGTCAAGCTTTGGTTTGTCAATAATATCTAAAGTTGCTGGAAATTGCTCCCACGTCCTTGTTTTGGGAATATAGATTTCTTTTATTTTTATCTGTGGTATTTCAATTCTTGGGATTTCCAAGTTTGTTCACCTTTGGTGGTTCTGGTAGTTGTACAGATGGTCCTGTGAAATCTGGTATCTTATCTCCCATCACATCTGGTAATTTACTTTCCAGACTTCCCATGATCTTGTTTTTCAAAGTCCTCTCAAACTCAGGGCTTTGCATATATCGTATTGCTACATATCCGAAAGCTGCCATTGATAATGACATTAAAAATGACAGAATAGAAATAATTTTAATAATACGGTCTAGCATTTTATGTTAAAAGAAATTTTGAGAATGTTAATTATGCCTTTGACTTTGATGACATTTTTTCTGATTCTTGGTCTAATGCCTCTATATCTGATGGCTGGTTTGATTCGAGTTCAGCTTGAAACTCAACAATCTGCTGATCCAGCAACTTTAATGCACCAGTGATTTCATATAGATTTGCAAGTTGCTTTTCTTTTTCTAACAACAAATGTTGTTTTGTTTCTTGTAATTTTTGTAAATTCATAATTTAATAAAGTTTTTTACCAGCAGTTACGGCAGCATCAATAGCTGTAAAGTCCTCTGATGTCCAGATAGATGTTGTTCCATCTAG